CTTAAACCCTAATCCCTTATCCTTGACACTCTTATTTAACCCTAATCCGTCAACCCTAAACCCTATCCCTCAACCCCAACCCTCAACCCTATCCCTAAACCCTTGACCCTCGAACCTCAACCCTCAACCCTTTCCTCAATGATATCAACCCCTTAGCTATTTTTTGGTCCAATTCTTGGGTGTAAAAATGGGGGTATTTCTTTTTGATCTCACCTGATTTCGGTCAACTAGCACACAGTAGTTTTGACACATGCCCATTTTTTACCCCCCGGGTGCCCGTGCCCTCTCCCCCTCCCAGTGCTAGTAGTTCTCAGCCTTGTAAAAATCTGAAATTAGTAATATAGAGTAGATTAGTCAGGTATATCCCGTGATATAATGAGTCCATGTCAAAACATGGAGACAAAGACAGTAACTTTGAACAATACTTGGTCAGTATGTTAGATGATTTTAACAAGTTTAAGAAATATGAACGAGTTATGGGTGATCTGATGGCAATGGTACAGAAAGGTGCCACTGTTGAATCTATATACGAGAAGTATGGCCCGGCTCTGGCCGCCCGAATGGTTATGATGGGGTTGAGTAGCAAAGATCCTAAACAAGCCATTACCATGATTAAGGAAATTCACGATAGATCTCTCGGAAAGTCTAAAGAACGGCAGGAGATCTCTCATAAATTCGAGAATACGAGTGATAAGGAACTTGACCGTCTAATTAATTCTGAAGAAGAACAGGTAGAGGGGCTCGAAAAAGAAAAAGTTCACTAATCTATGGATAGAGATGCTAAAATTCAGAAGCTGGAAGCTCTGAGAGAAAAAAGAAGGCGCCTCATCGCTTCGCGCCCCGATTACACTCCAAACTCAGGACAAAAACAAGTACATAAAAGCCAGGCTTTGGTTAGGTTTGTTGCTTCAGGCAATGGAGCTGGCAAGACTACAGGGGCTATTCAAGAAACTCGCTGGATGGCCTACGGCGACCACCCATATCGAAAAGTCCCGCCATTACCGACACGTACTGTGGTTGTTCTAGATCACCCAGATAAAGTCAAGGATAAGTGGCTACCGGAACTGCGTAAATGGGTTAAGGTTGATGAGAAGTGGCTGAAAAAGAATGGGCGGCCATATGTGAACGAGATAACATGGCCGAACGGGTCCATTACGAAGTTCATGTTCCATGAACAGCCAGAGATGGTGTTTGAATCTTCTGAAGCGGACGCATACATTTTTGATGAACCCCCGCCCAGACATGCCTATATCGCATCGCGACGTGGCGGACGTTTGAAACACCGCCCTGCCTGGTACCTCATAGTTGGAACCCCGTTAGCGCAGCGTTGGATCCGAAAAGAGATTTACGAACCTTGGAAGCGTGGCAAACGTGATAATTTTGAGTGTTTTCGCTGGGAGAGTCAGATTAATGAAAGTAACCTTGCTGATGGGTACTTACATAGTTTTGCTAGGGATTTGACAGATCAAGAAAAGGAGATTCGTCTCAGAGGGAGATTCTTTGATTTGGATGGGTTGGCTTTGGCGCACTTATTTGATTACAAGACTCACGTAGTTGACCCTTGGAAATGGCCCGAAGGGTGGCCATGCGTTTTAGTTATTGATCCACACCCTAATAAACACCACGTTGCGGTGATAATTGGAAGTGACCGAGATAGCAATCTCTTTGTTATTGCTGAGCATTCTTCAAGCTCCCATGCTGCTAAATTCGCTAAGGAATTACGGAATGGTATAATGGGGGGGAAACGAATTGTGGACCACGTTTGCGACAGTTATGGTTCAGGTAAGACTACGGGCGGGGATGAACGCCTTTCGTTCATAGAGGTATTAAATACCAATGGAATACCCGTAAGAGCTACTACCTACGATGAAAAAGCTGACGAAGTCTTCATTGAAAAAATTAGGAATGCCTTGGTTATCCCGGAAAATGCTGATAACTTTGGCAATAAGATACCTAGGCTTAGGTTTTTTAGCAGCTGTCCTCGCTCTATCGATGATGTGGAGAACGTAAGCTGGATGAAATATAAAGGTATTAATGAATTTAAACCTAAACTTGATATTACAAACTGTGATTTCTTAGCTTGCATTAAATATGGATTGGCATCTGGGATTTGTTTTATAAAAGGCCGAGCTAGGAGCTATAAGAGAAAGAAACTTGTATCTTCTTATGGCCAAAGACTAAGAGTTAAGAACCTATGAGTAGCGATTTCCCACAAGATATTCAAGAACGTTCTGAACGTAATAAAATTGCAGATCCGCAAATAATCGTCCCGCTTAGGGATCAAATTCCCAAGAAATTGCTGAAAGCGTTGAAGGATGCCGACATAGGCAAGATTATTTCAGACATATGGCATAAAGGGAATGCTGAAAGACAACAATGGCTTGATAAACAAAAAACTCTTATGGCTCAATGGGATGATTTTGTAGCTAATCTTCCTGAAGGTCCTTTTGACGGGGCTTCTCAACTGCACCTTCCCACTACGTTTGTTCATGCCAAGGCTATACACGCTCGTCTCATGGAGGCTTTATTTGGAATTGAACCTCCTTTCGTAACTAAAGCTAAAAGGGAGCAGGAAACTACTCGACTCGATATGATTGATGCCATCATGAAGCATGCCATCATGGAGTGGGCGAATCATAACGAAGGGATGAAAGAAGTCATCTCTGATTGGGTATGGGATTATGTCACTTCAGGTGTAGGGCTGCTTAAGGGGAGATGGGTACGAGAATACACGAGTTTTGTGGATGTTGAAGAGACTGTGGAAGTAGAAGAGATTGAAGGGGACGAATCTGGACTCCCCCCGGATATACGTATTGTTGAAAAGGAAGTGCTGAGAAAGATAAAGTCGTTTGATGGCCCAGAAGTTGAGCTTGTACGTCCAGAAGACTTACTAATTGTTGGTGGAGGCGGTAATGTTCAGAGGGCTCACTCTTTGATACACAGACAATGGCTCACAGCTTCGGAGTTGTGGAGTTTGACAGACCAAGAGATCTTTGATGCCGACGCAGTTGAGAAAACTATTCAGTTTGGAGAGAGTTTGAAGTCTTCGGCCATAGGTGGAGAGATTAAGCAAGATAGGGCGCTAAATACTGGCAAGACCAATGCAGATAGTGAAGCTGATCTTAGACAGTATGAAATTCTTGAGACATACATGCAGCACGATGTTAACAAAGATGGTATTAATGAAGAGATTATTGTATGGACTCATAAAGAGACTAATGCAGTGCTTAGAGCCACCTACCTTAGACGTGCTTCGCAATACGGTGTCCGCCCATTTTTCAAAGCAGACTTTCATCGACGCTCCGGAGAAGATTATGGTGTGGGGATGGTGGAGATGATGTTTTCACTCAGCCTCGAGCAAGACGCTATGCATAATCAAGCTGTTGACGCCGGAACAATCCGAAATATGCCGTTTGGCTTTTATCGCGCCTCATCATCTCTTGATCCAGAAATTATTGATTTAGTACCAGGTGCGATGTATCCGGTGGATAATCCACAACAGGATATATTGTTTCCTCGTGTGAATGGGGGGCATTCTTTTAATTTACAGATGTCTCAAGTAATTCAGGATCAGATTAATCGTTTGACCGGAATATCGGATCTGAATTTTGGTCAACTTAGTGCTCAAGGGGCGGCTCGTACCGCAACCGGAACTCGAGCCCTACTTGGAGAAAGTAACATTAACCTAAACGTCCCTTTAGGTAATCTTGCAAGGCCTTGGAGGCAATGCTTACGTTTTATTTTTTCAATGCTTCAAAAGAATATTCCTACTGGTTATTCATTCCGTATAACCGGTGAGTTGGGCGAAGACTATTGGATGCAAATTAAAGATAAACAAGATTTAGAGGGTCAATTTGATTTTGATATTTCTGAAAATTCAGCGAACTCAAACCGAGCGATACAACAGCAAGTTGCACAACAGATCAACGCCATCACTGCCGATCCAGTGGCGATTCAGACCGGTGTGGTGAATCAGTCTGGGATTTTTGAATCTAAAAAACTTCTACTTCAGTCTTTGGGAGTGAAAGATTGGTCTCGTTATATTACTAAACCAGACACGTCCAGAAGAGTGTTAACGCCGGGTGAAGAGGTTGCTAGAATTTTGGCCGGAATCACTGTCAAAGTCCAATTGGGCGACGACCACCAGGGATTTATTGAATTAGTGGAAGAAATGTTAAAAAGTGATGAAGTGGCACAAGCCCATACGATAGAACAGTTGGGTCTTTTAAGAGCCCAAGCTGCGGAGCACGTCCGGGCGTTGCAAGCGTTCGAGCAGTTGCAAGCGCAAGCTAGGTCTAGGGCTCAGGTGAGTGCAAATCAAACTTCAACTGAGCAGACCACGGAACCGGTACCGCAGCAAGAGGCTCAACAAGCACCGCAAGGAGAGACGGGTGAGTAGAAAGTATACATTGGATGTAGAGGCCAGAGAAATATTGGCCACTTTTAAAGATTCCCAATATTATGCACCAATTCTTAAATTGTTGCGTAGTATCGAGATACGGGCAGAGAGTGATGTGCTTTCTTCCCCGTCAGAACAACAAGAGAAGGTTGTGCAAACTAAGTGGATGCTAGATGGTTGCAGTAGGACGTTGCGCAGTTTTCAAACGGAACTTAACGTTCTTAGCAAAATGGCTGAGAAGTAACAGATCGAATCGTTACGTAATAACGGAGGTAATATGAGTGAAGAAGATAAAACCGGTATTGAAGATGCTGCAGGAGAAAAACCCACCGAAGATTTCGCAAATCTTAAAACTGAGATGGCGCGAAAGTTTGATAATACTAAAACAGAACTAGCTACGTTAAAGCAGCAAAATACCCAAGTGCTAGCTGCTTTGGATGCTCTTGCTAAGAGTTCTGCTCCTAAGAAGAATCCAACAGAAGAGGAGGATGAGGATCTTATGTATAGTAATCCTGCTGAATATAAACGAAGAATGAAAGCAGAGATTAAAGCTGAAGTAAGCCAAGATGTTGATGCTAATATGGCAGTTAACCAAACTTATCAAAATACTGTTTCTGAATTAGTGGGACAATTTCCAGAGTTAAATATAGCCGATTCAGATATGTACAAAGCTACCATGAAGATTTTGGATACATACCCTAAAAGTCAGAGAATGGACCCAGCCACTATGAGGGCGGCATCCTATCAAGCAGCAGCTAACATAGAATTGACTCCCAAACCTAAGAGAAAGACCACGTCGGATGATGATAGTTTTTCTTTGTCAGCCGCCCCTCCGGGGTCTAGGAAATCCAAATCGGCTCCGATGGCGGGGTCTGAAGTTGTAGCAATTGCTAGTTTATTTGGATTAGATACTAGTGATAAAAAAGTATTGGAAAATTTGGAAAAGCATACCAAAAGAGACACTTATGCGAGGTGGAGGTAATAATGAATAGGACAAAGAGTGGACAGAAATCAATATCCGATAAGCCCAAAACAGCTGATTTAACTCCAGTAAATCATGATGATATATATTCTAACCCCTTGAAATTACCTAAGGAACTTGAAGATGAATTGGATAAAAAGAATCTTGTACCTAGGTTTATTAGTGCTAAGGAGTTATATAAGAATCAGGGGTATCATAAGGCAGGATGGCGTCCATATAAGCGGAGATATGATACAATGGAGAAACCAGAACGAGATTTTCATCAGGGATCAGACCCTGAAGGTATTATTCGACGCGGAGACTGTATTTTAGCGGTTAAGAGTAAAGAAGAGGTTCAGCGCCATAAAAGATTTTTGGCTGTAAAAGCTGAGAGATATAAAGACTATAATCGCCAACAAGCTGATGAGTTAAGGAAAATAGCTAAGGAACACGGCGGAGCAGTTATCCACGAGGGATATGAAGAAAACTAATACCAAAATGGAGGAATGTTAAATGGCAAATCCAGATCGTCCTAGTGGCTACCGGCCAAAAGGTGAGATTAAGAACACTATTGAAATGACTGCAGGGGCCAGATGTTTCCCAGGAGATTGTCTAAATCTTAAATCCGATGGAAAGATTGATCCAGCAGCCGCAGGAGAAGATATTTACGGCGTGGCTTTAAGTTATGCTGATGCAGATGGAGATAAGGTATTAGTTTCTTGTGAACCTGATCAACTATATATTTCTCAGGCAGATGAAGCAGATATTACTGCTCAGACTTCTATTGGAAACATGGCTGATATTGTAGCCACTGCTGGAGACACAACTTACAATCTTTCTAGACAAGAACTTGATAGTTCGACGGCGGGCGCTGCTAGTGCTCAGATGGCCATTCTAGGTAAAGTTCCTCAAGAAGGAAATGATTTTGGTGCTAATGTGGAATTAGTATGTAAGATTAACGAGCATCAGATCAAAGGTGAAAACGACTCTAGCGGAGTCTAATAACGGAGGAATAGTATATGAGTTCTGCACCAGTAGCATTAAGACCGAATTATGGAGATTTTTTTGGCACAAGTATGCTGCCAGTTCTGGAGGAGATTTTTCGTTCAGAACTTCCAATGCATCCACGTAGGAGAGATCAACTTTTTAAAACAGTATCTCATGATAGAGATATTTGGCAATCCAGTGAAATGCATGATATGCCGTTGTTTAAAGAGGTGGCTGAGGGTAGTGAATATAGCTTTGAGAGATCTAAGCAAGGGGCGAATAAAACCCTTACTATTGTTAAATTTGGCCTTGGCTTTTCTATTAGTGAAGAGGCAGTAGAAGACGGTAAATTTGATTTTATCGCCGATATGGTAAGAAAACTTGCCAAGTCAGCTCGAGAGAGTCAAGAGATTAGAGGTATGAATATCTTTAATAACGGATTTACTACCGAGACAACTGCAGATGGTCAGCCTGTTTTTGACACTGCTCACACTCTTCCTTCAGGGGGCACGTTTAGAAATGAACTTTCTACATCTGCCGATCTGTCGGAAACTAGTTTGGATACGGCCCTTACTGACTTTGAAACTCAGTTCGTAGGGGATTCCGGGATTATCAATAACATTAAGCCTAAAATGCTTGTTGTTCATAGTTCTCAGAGACGGTTAGCCAAAGAACTTATTGGTTCAGAACTTAAACCTAATACAACTGATAATAACCTTAACGCCCTAAAAGATGAGGGTCTTATGGTGGTTTCTTCCCCTCACCTTACCGACACAGATGCTTGGTTCTTGACTGCTTCTCCAATTGAGACTGGCCTTAGAATTATTCAGCGAACAGGGATCGAAACCAAAGCTGCTGGCCCTGATGTAGGGTTTAAGAGTGATAGTATCCTCTATAAATCTAGGTATCGGGAAGAGCTGGGTGTAACGCATCCTTACGGAGTGTACGGCTCTCCTGGAGCTTAATAAAATTTAGTACTGGCCGTCACAAACGGTCTTCCTAGAAAGTTAATTACTTATTCTAGCAGATATTAGGAGGAAATATGGCAAGTCGTTCGACAGGACCACAACTTAACGCGGAGAAAACTTCTGGGTTAAGAGAGTGGTATTCTCAAAAACCTCATGAAAATGATCCCAATTATGTAACTTATAATAATGATTTTCTTGCTGAACAGGATTATGCAGCTGCTGATTGGACTATCACCACTGTAGAAGCAGGCGCTGGATCAGCTACAGAAGCTCTTGCATCTGATGAAAAATTTGGAGCTCTTCTAATTACTAACGATGACGCTGATAATGACAGTGATTCTCTTCAGAAAACTCAAGAAAATTGGACGATGGAGAGTGGTAAACGTACTTGGTATGAGACTCGTATTAAAATTGGTGATGCGGATGATGTAGATCTTTTTGTAGGATTGAATATTACCGATACCACTCCATTAGATACTACTGATAGAGCTGGCTTCCAAATTGATGACGCAGATGCTTCTATTCTTTGTAAAAGTGAAAAAGATAGTACTGAGACTTCAACGGACTCTGGACAGGATGCTGCAGATGATACTTATGTTCAACTTGGGATGTATTGGGATGGGGTTAGTACATTAGAGTATTATGTAGACAGAAGTAAGGTAGCTACACATACTACCAATGTTCCTGATGATGAGAACTTGACTATTACTATGCATGTTCAAAATGGTAGTGCTGCAGCTAATACATTAACTGTAGATTATATTCAAGTAGTACAGGAAAGATAAGAGTAATTTAAACAACTGGGTTTTATAAGGGAGAGGAGATAATTACTCCCTCCCTTTTTTATTAGGAGATTTAAATGGGATTAGCAAATTCTGGCATAGTTATAGAACAAACTCCGGTTATTAGTACATCAGCTTATACTTCAGGAGATGCTTTGGGTGGAAAGTTAACTTTTGAATATGCAGCCAGACGTCCAGGCGGAACCGGTATAGTTATGAGTGTAACTATTGTAGATGAGGCTGGGAATTCAGTTGCTACTGATTTAATTTTATTTAATAAAGATTTTACACCCACTGCGGATAATGCTCCTATAGCAATTTCTGATGCTGATGCTATTAATATAGTGGGAGTTATAAATATTGTTAATGCAGATTATACGACTACTGGAGCTAATTCTGTAGCTGAAGTGACTAACACAAAACTTAAGTTTAAATGTAAAGAAGATTGGGCAGATGATAACACGGGTAAAAAACTTTATGGACAATTAGTTACTCGTAGTACCCCTACTTATGCAGCTACTAATGATATTACTGTGAAGTTAAAGATTGATCAAGACTAATGGCTAATGTGGTAAATGGAAATACAATGAAGATTGATAGTACGGGAGATGTTCTTGTTAAAAAGAATATTTTAGTTACATGTTTAATAGTAACTTCTACTGGAGCTGCTACATTTGAGTTACAGGATAGTGATGGAACGACTTTTGTGGATAAGATAAGAATTAAATTAGATGTAGCAGATAAAACAGAATCTTTGGATTTAACTAATGGACCTATTGTATTTCCTAATGGTGTGAGAGTAAAAACAGTTACTAATTGCGAAGCAACTGCAATATTTAAAAGGCAAGGGCTCCAATAATGGCTGCTATAGAATTAGTAGATTTTGTAGATATATATACTGCAGTTGCAGAGGCTGCTAAAATTCAGAGTACAGATACGACTAATATAAATCGTATTAAACGGTGGGTTAATCTAGGGTATTTAAATAAGGTTGTCCCAGCCAAGAGGTGGTGGTGGCTTAGAAACCACACCACGCTTAAGATTAGCCCTAAGTTGACTACAGGGACTGTATCGGTGACACAAGATAGTACTGCGATTATTTTTAGTAGCGCCCCCGCAACGAGCGTTGCTGGACAGTTTTTCACTAGTGATAGTAATGAGGAGATTTATAGAATTGCAACACACACTGCTGCCGCTACTGGAGCCACTCTGGATGCAGATTATATTGGCACTACGGACGCTGCTGCAAATTATCAAGTATGGCCTTATAGATTTGCTTTACCATCTAATTGTAAAGAGGTGATTGAAGTGTATACAGATAGATTTCCCGTCCCCCTTGATAACGTAGGGTTTCAGGAGTTTCGCAGAGTGATGCAAGAGATTCCTAAAAGAGAAGGATTACCTCAGACTTATACAGTTAGTGATTTTGATGCTAGTGAGAACAGAGAGATGTATATCTATCCAGCCATTTCCACTGAAAGGGTGCTGGTTCAGGTTGATTATATTCAAGAAGCGCCAGCATTGGATTTAGATGGGGATCTTCCTTTGATGCCAGTGGAAGACCGATCTGTGTTGTTCCTCTTAGCGTTGGAGAAGGCTTGGAAATATATCAACCGGAATACGGAGAGGGCTCAGGAAACTGCTGCGGAAGCACAAGAGAAGTTAGCATTGATGATGGGAGACGCTCAAGATAGTGTAGATCTTCCTGTTTTCAGACCTTCTACTAGATACTTAATAAGAAAGAGATTACCTATTAAGTTTAGACGTAGATTTAGTTCTCTAAATTTTAGGAGGGATTAATGGCAAACCATCCACAATCTCATAAGAAAAGAGTATTTAAAGGGTCTAGAAAAAAGCTATCGAGAAAGGTGGCAACTGTACGAGGAGAGGACTCAAGCCTAACTTCAAGACAAGCAGTGGGTAAGGCGGCAGGGATTCTTGCTAGTAGAGCTAAAAAGAAAAGAAAGAGAAAAAAATAATGGCAGCATCTGCAAGTATTGCTAGAAGAATTCAATTGTTATCTATAAGAAAACAGTTTAAAGGACTGACAGATGCTGAAGAAACGGAATTTCAACGTCTTAGAACACAGTTAAGACAAGCGCGTCTTCAAGAATCTAAAAATCGGGGATAGTATGGCTAATAATAAGCCTAAAAGACCCGGGTTAAGTTTGGTCGAACGAGGTAGGTTATCAGTGTTGTTATTTAAGAAAAACACCATTGGGTTAGATAAGAAGGAGGAGGCTGAATTACAGCGTCTTTTAGATAAAAGAGCAGGGAGATAATAAATGGCAACTTTTACAAAACAAATTCTTAGTGGTTCCACTGATGGTAGATCAATAAAAGTAGCTGCCACGTCCACACCAGGCACAACTATCCACACGGGATCTTCAACACCTGCGGATGTTGATGAAATTTGGTTGTATGCACAAAATACAGATAGTCAGCCTAGAAAGCTAACTATAGAATGGGGCGGGGTTACGGATCCAGATGATCTTATTGAAGTTACTTTGGAATCCGAAAGTGGGCTTGTATTAATAGCCCCTGGACTTTTAATCAAAGGAAACGCATCTCCTTTGGTAGTTAAAGCATTTGCAGCTTCTGCCAACGTTGTAACTATTCATGGTTTTGTAAACGCTATTGCATAATAGGTGATATATGGCTAGACGAGCAATACAGGGGAAAATAAGTAATCCTCAGGCAAATAAATTAAGGATTGCTACAATTAGAGATGAGCAAACTAGTGGAACTGGTGGGGGCACTTCTGCAACCTCTTATTCAACTAGAACATTAAATACCCTAAGTGATCCAGATGATATTGGAGTAACTTTGTCATCAAATGAATTTACTTTACCTTCTGGAGAATACTGGATAACTGCTACTTTATATGGATTTGGTGCAATTACTATGAAATCTAAATTAAGAAGAGACCCTTCTGGATCCCCTACAGATGAAATTATTGGGATAGTTGCTGAAAACTCTTCTACTTCTATTTTAAATGTAGTTGAGGGGAGAGTAAGTGTTACCACTAGTGAAACTTTTGATCTACAAACTAGATCTGATGCTGTCAATGGAAGTGGACATGGGTTAGCGGCAACTTTTGGAGATGCTGAAGTTTACGTCGCCTTAAATATTATTAGATTATAGGAGAATATATGTGGATATCTAGACAGACTTCTAATCATATGGTACCTAAAGATCATGTAAAAGGACTATTAAAACGAGGTTTGGTTTGTTCAGAAGGTTGTGAACTTGCAGAGTCTTCTGATGGATCTACATGGAATGATACTTCAGCCACGATTATTTGGGAAACTGACACCTTACAAGAATATCACAAGGTAATTGATCCTGCGAATTCTACCCAAGTTATTAATGATCCTAACTATGCTTTAAAGGCCGTCCCGCCTAATGTGTAACAGAGGATATCATGGCGATAGAACGATTTAAACTTATACCGTGGAGAGGGGGATTAAACTTAGCCACGGATTCTACTGTCCTTAATACCGAACAAGTTGTCAAAGTCGACAACATTATTCAAGATGTAGATGAAATTAAGAAGAAGCGTGAAGGGATAAAGTTCTTTGACGATGCGTCTTCTTCTGGAGAAAGTATAATTGGCCTTGTAGATTACTGGAGAACGGATTCTGCTGGAGCTAAAGCCCAACTTCTAATTGGGGTGTCTTCAAATGGAAACGTTTACAGCTATGATGCTACAGGAGCTCGCACCATTTTAACTGTTTCAGATACAGCAATTACCAGCCCGACTAGAGTATCTTTTGAAGTACAAAGTAACACCCTTGTTATAGGATTAGATGGGGCTACTAATGTTCCAAAGAAGTATAATCCCAATGATGCTGCTGATGTTAAAGATTTGGGAGGAACCCCGCCTAGATTTTTGTTTGTTAGAGAACATTTAGGACGCCTTTGGACTAACGACCAAGATAATCCGGAGAGGTTTCATTACACTTCTACTGGAAGTATTGAGGAATGGAATGGTACAGGAGATAGTGGGGCTTTGGATATTTTCCCCGGTGATGGCGATCCGGAAGGGATCACCGGAATTTTTCCATCTTTTAAAGGGAGTATCTTTGTTGGCAAATTAACCAAATTATATGAAGTTAGCGGGTTCACTCCAGAATCTTTTGCCATTAATCCGGTTAGTACTGGAGTGGGGGTAAGTTCTCATAATTCAATTGTTGCTGTAGATCAAGATGATGTATTTTACGCAAGTCAGAGAGGTTTTCATTCTTTGTCGGCCACTGCATCTTTTGGTAATTTTGAAAGTGCATTTATTTCTAAAGATATACAGCCAGAGTTTAATAAGTTTCAGGCAGGTAGAAAAAAGTTTATTAAGAGTGGTTATATTCCATCTTTTAATAGCATTGTCTGGGGGGTATCACAAGCCGGATCTTCTACTAATATGGAGTTATTTTTTTATAATTTGATATTAAGCCAATGGTATAAATGGCCTAATCTTTCATGTGAGTCTTTAGTAACTAGATCTGAAGATGCCTCTCCGAGACTCTATACAGGGACCAATAACGGACGAGTTATTAAAACTCAAAATGGGAATTTTAAAGATACTCTGGATTCAGTGGATCTATCAGATAAATTAGGTGTAGATTTTCTTTTAGGAACTTCTCAGTTAGGAATTTCAACTTTTGATTTTTCTATTCCATTTAGAATTAAGACTGGAACAGTGTACCCAGATAATAACCCCCGATCTCTTAAGAATTTTTTAGGAGTGGCCATATGGGTTAAACCAAAAGACACTTACACACTAGAGGGAAGGTTCAAGATTGATAACCAAAAAACCCAGACCTTTACGATCACTGAAACACAAACCTTTGATCTGCTGGGTAGTACTTTTATTCTTGGCACTTCGGAACTTGGAGCTTTAGCTAAAGCGTTTCCTATATATCGAAGTGTGGATGGGGTGGGGTATGGTGCTACATTAGAGTTGGAAGAAGATACTGTTGAACACCAAATGGAGATTTTAGGGTATTCGATTGACTTTGAAAGGGTTGACGAAGTTAACGAAGTTATAATAAACCCATAGATAGTTTACAGTAAACTATAAACTATAAACGAGAGGAGCAAAATGCCTACTATATCAATAACTAAAACCTATTCAGACGGTACAGTTTTAACTGAAGCAGATTTGGATAATTTTAAAGATGATGTCGAAACTTTTTTAAACACAACTAAAATTGACCAGGATAATATACAGACTGGTGGGGTGGATGCTGCTAGTTTGGCCACTGACTCAGTTGAGACTATTAAAATTAAAGACCTTAATGTGACAACGGCTAAGCTTGCAAATAATTCGGTAGATTCTACTAAATTGGCCTCAGGGGTTGGAGAGTCAGATGGTATCATTTTGCCAGTTCAAGTGTTTAGCTAGATTTTAGCTACCCTGTGGTAGAATAAAGGAAGCTTATGACTGTTAAACCTTTTTCACATTTGAGAGATTTTGAGGAAATAACCTCTTGGATACGTCCATACTCGGATATAAAAGAGCCCCTTCCTAAAGAGTTTCTTTCAAAAACTGGGTTTATTGCTGAAGAAAATGGACAGAAATTAGCTGTTGCTTGGTTAGTAATGACTAATGCTCAGGTAGCTTGGGTAAGATGGATTGTAGGTAACCCTAAGATTTCTAAGGAAAAACGGAGTGAAGCATTAGATACACTTATAGATGTTATAAAACAAGAGGCTAAAGAACAAGGATATGTATTTTTATTATCCTTAGCGAATATGCCAGTAGTATCTAATAGGTTTAAAAAACATGGGTTTATTGAAGGAGATTCCGACATGACTCAATACATAGTGAGGTTATAAAGATGCCATTTGTAGCAGCAGGGGCCGGGGCAGCATTAGGAGCATTTGGTGGAGGGCAAGCAGATGTTTCCACCTCTACTCGTCGGTTAAATTTGCCAGGAAGAAGTATTTTAGAGAAAACAGTTGAAGACCAGTCTTTAGCTAGTTTTCGTGATTTACAAAGATTTGCAGCTGCAGGGCCAGGAGTGGGCGATGTATCTAGAGGGCTACAGGCTCAAAGGGAGTTAGCGGAAGAGGTGGGTCGTGGACCCGGTCTCTTGTTGAGTCGTGGACAAGATGTAGCTCAACAGTTATTTGCCCCACAGAGGTTGGCATTGCAACAGCAATTTGAACAACAAGGTGTTGAGACTTCACGTTTATCTGCTCAGCTTGGTAGACAAGTAGATGATCCTATTCTTAGGGCTAAATTGGCTCAGGCTCAAGGACAACAACTTGGGGTACTTGGATCTCAGCAAGCAGCGTTATCTCTGCAGCTTGGAAGGCAATTTGGACAAGAACAACTTGCAGGCAGAGCGGGTAGAGCACAGATCCTAGGAGGTTTAGGCCAACAGGCATTTGGTACTCAGCAAGGATTACTTGGATTAGGGCAGAATGTTCTTGCTCAAGAAAGACAATTTAGACTTGCAAGAGCTGGAGTTACTGAGACTACCACCTCCGGTGGAGGGCTTAAAGGTGCCATTACTGGAGCACTTGGTGGAGCTGGGGCAGGATTAAATCTTGCTCAAGGTTTGGGAAGTTTTGGGGGAGGCGGTGGTGGCGGGGCTCAACAATTTGGGTTTGCACAGCAGGCACCTCAAGGCGGTCCAGGTGCTCGTCCATTTTCGTTTTAGTGAGAAAGGTAAATAATGCCAGGAAATTTAGAACTTTTAAAAGCATTTGAATTGTTTGGAGACGCCATGCAGGACTTTAATCAGGCCTCTGCGGTGAGACAAATCAATGAACGACTTGGAGACCTTACGGCACAAGAACGAGCCGTTACGCAGCAACTTGAATCAGCTCGGGCTGATATTGGCACCACCCCAACTCCAGAGCAACGCGAAGGGATTGAAAACTTACAACAACAGGCTACAGGGTTCCTAGATCAGCGTAAGTCCCTTGCGGGGCAAGCTACACGACGTCTGACAGCACTCGGACTCCCGGTGGCACAGACACAGGCTGTAGCTCAGAGTATTTTCCAAGGTCCATCAGCAGTGGAACTTCAGCTCGAAGGGCAATTGGAATTACAAGAACGGGGCTTCGCTTTTAAAAGAGAGCAAGCCGCTTTAGATCGACCAGCTGAAATTGCAGAAGGGAAAGCCAAAACTGCTGCAGCTCAATCTGAAAGAGCTGTAAAGTTTTTTGACACATTTCAAAAAAGGAATTCGAATACTATTGAAGCATTAGATAGTGCCAATAGAGCGCGAACATTGGTTCAAAATAATAACCTAGGGGCAGCAATTGGAATTGTCACCACGATGCTTGTACGGGCTTCTGGAGACGTCCGTCCCTCTGATAAAGATATCGAGCGTATTGAGCTTACGCAAGATGTAAAGGGGCTTCTTAAAAGAGGGGCTTTTCGCAAAGCGTTTAACGAGATGACTCCAGAAGAAAAAGAGAATGCTTTATCGCTTCTCACCACAATGGAGAGTAACATAACTAAGATCTTGAATGATAAAGCTGCTTCTTTTTCTAAGAATAGATCTAGAATTTTGGGAGTGGAAGAAGACGTATTTAGACAACAATTATTAGATGATGTTGGTCTCACCCCAACCGAAGGTGGAAAACCCAGCATCCGAGACTTAATTTTTGAAGGAACAAAAGGTGAGGGTGAAGAAATCAGACGTGGCGGGACCATTCCAACTGGCACCACCCCAACTGAAGCTGCCACTTTTAATTTTCAATAAGAAAGAGTATCAAAAATGGCTGATGAGCAAAGAAAACCTCCAACCGGCCTCTCTCCAAGAGATCAGGCTGATCTTGAAAGGTTGCGAGAACTGCAGGGCACTCCTCGGGTTCCAGAGCCAGAACCTGTTCCCCTCCTTAGGCCAGACATGTCTCAGTTCGACCCGTCAAAACCTGGGTTCGACACCACCACTTTCCTCAGCCAAAAAGGCGTTAAAGTTATCGCCCCTGGATCCGAACGTGGACGTCTCATTGTAGAAGATGATCGTACTGGCGAAAGGAAAGAAATTGAAGTGGCTAATGTACTGCAGCAAGAAGGATTAGCTCCGGACCAATTTAACTACATGCTTAACCGTCCTGAAACTGCACTTCCCACGTCCCCCTTATCAATAGCCGAAAGGTTCCAAGTCATTGGGTTAGGTAATAGACGAGGGCAGGTTTCTTGGCTCAGAAACAACTTTGAAGACGTTGCTGAGATTCCAGAATCGCGTGATTTAGTGGTTAAAAAAGATGGAGTGTGGCATAGGATTGATGGTCAAGCATTCTCCACTCCAGATGCCTGGGAATGGACTAAAGAAGTGGTTGCGGATATAGCAGATGTAGTGCCTGAGATTGTTGTAGGGACTGAGATTGGCTTGGTGGCCGCAGTTAGTGGTCCGCTTGTTTTAAAAGCTGCTCCATTGATTGGAGCTGGCGGGGAAATCATGAGAACTTCTCTTGGACGCTTGGCAGGCACTTATGAGGCCACCGTGGATGAACAAGTCGCTGATGTTGCTGTGGAGACTGTTTTAGCTTTAGGCGGCGAGGGAGTGGTATTGGGCGCAAAGCCTATTTTTAAACAAATATTTAAGGCTGTAAAAAATATTAATCGCGGAGCGTCTGATGCAACAAAAGGTATGATATCTCAGATATTAGGAGTTATGAATAAGACTGGTCCCAGAGCCACTGACGAGTTATTTAAAAATCCGATTAAAATGCAGAATACTATAAATAGATTCATGGATCAGGCATCTAAGACTTTGAGAAAGAGTAAGTTTTCTCAGGAAACTATTGATGAATCCAGACGTCTTATGGGTAAAGAGATGGAGAGAAACTTTGCCGACTTCTCTCGCATGGCTGGGAAATCTCTTTCTAAAACTTGGACAGAAGGAACAGAGCGAATTCTCAAAAATGTTCCTGAGGATGCATCTTTTAACCTTAAAGAGACAGGCACTAGTTTACTTCAGACAATGGAGCAAATGGGGTTTGGTCAGATTAAAAAAACCAGTGAAGGAGCCCTTAAATTTAAAACATTTACTAAGTCTGAAATTAGAAAAAATCTTGAAGAGTTAACTGGTACTCAAGCTAGTACTTTTACTCAGCAACAGTTAGATGCTGTGGCTCCTTTAATTGCAGAACTCCAAGATTTAGCCGCATCTAGCACTCTTAAAGGGAGGGCCGGAGCTAAACAATTAATGGAAGATCGTGGATCTTTATCTAAACTGATTACGAATATTGGAGACGAGTATCCACAGATTAAAGCTCCCTTAGAACAAATCCGGGAATCATTAGATAGTCAGATCAGTAAGGGGTTGACTATTATCACAGTAGGGCGCACCGGGGCCGCGCAGCGCGTAATTAAGACGGACACTGCAATAAGACAATTTGAATCCTTGAGGAAAAGATGGGCCGCCATGGCTGATGATCTTAAAGCTGTAAAAGCTGTAGCTCCCGGAGATAAGGAAGTTCCAACCATGCAAGCTCTTATGACTGACTCTCCGGTGAGATCCAGACAACTACGGGACGCGATGGCTGGCGCTATTAGATCAATGGATGAAGCTGGAGTAAAAGGGGGCCAAAAAATTATGGATCGGATGATTCATATTGAAGCCTCAAGTAAATATATTGATTGGTACCCTCGTGCAGACAAGATTCAAGGAATTGGCGCTGCTACAATAGCTTATGGTTCCGGGTTTACAGGGATCTTCCCAGCATTTATTGCATCTACATCTCCAGCATTAGGAAGAAGAATGGCCATTGGAATGTCTGGAGTGAGTAATTTGCTCAAAACTTTGTCCCCAAGTCAAATTTCTAGAGTCTTGGAAAACGATATCGCGATGCGCAACCTTATACAAGGCACGGTTAGGTCTGTGTTTGAAGGGGAGCAATTGGCACGAGAATTAGAAGGACAATTGCAAGATTTGCGCCAATTGCAAGAGACTGGAGCACAACAAGGTGCTGCGCAGTCACAACAGCAAGCTCAGCAATGAGCAACGTAAATAAGGACATTGTAGAGATTAAAACTTGCTTATCTGAGCTGAAGGATGATGTCTCTGCTATTAGGGTTACTCAGGAAAAGCAAGAAACAGTATTGCGTAAGCACGTCAAGCGTACTGATGTTTTGGAAGAAAAGGTGGTCCCACTTGCTGAAGACCGTAAATTCAAAGAGAAACTTTGGGAATGGTCTGGACGCCTCTGGGCAGCTGTCGCTGCAACCGCTGGTACAGCATTAGGAGTTTACGAAGCGTATCAATATGTTGTTGGAAAATAAAACATCTTATATGATAAGTAAAAGATGATAATGTAATTACAGTGTCATATATGATTAAATAGGAGGATCTTATGGATTTATTAAGTTATTTTTTAGAAGAGTACCCAGCACTCGCTTACATCACTGGTGGGCTTGCTATCGCAATCGGAGCTTATGCTGGATATGTGAAGCTCACTCCAAATAAAGAAGATGATAAGAAATGGGCGAAAATCAAAGCTTCCCGAGTATGGGGTCCACTGATTCGTCTAGTTTCTCGCACCTCCGCAGCGAAGAAGCCTGAAGAAAAGTAGCGTTGAGAGTTTCACCCAGCGTACAACGCTTTCTCAACTTCTCTAACTTCTCATCCACTTCTTTCCTCAGCTCCCTTTGGTGCAATATAAACAGGATAAGAATAGCCAGGCACCCTAGTGGGTTGGTGGTGTACAAAGCGTACACTGTCAAAAGATATATGACTAACCTAATCAATTATGCTCCATCGTCGAAAGCAGATGCATTAATAAAAACTCGCTTTATTTCTCTAAACCCCTCTTTAATATATGAAATGGATTGTTCAGTGGCTTCTTTATGACCACCAAAGTATACTGCCCATTGCTGCTCATGAGTTTCATCATTGGTATATAAGACTATTAATAAAAGTTTATTCATTTCTCTCCAGTGAATACGTTTTTATCCAGTAAATGTACTAAACCTACATTTGCTGGTTATTTCTGGTCTAAAAATTCTCGCACAGTCTCTAATGGAATCAAAGCCCCAAACCCCCCTTGACTCGCCACGACCACGGCAACGAGTTCCCCATCCATATTCACCACTGGTGACCCACTCTGTCCCGGAGCCACAAACATGGTAGATATTATAAGGTCCCCCTGCCAAAAACACAAAAAGGGTAAAGATCTATCCCTAATAGTCCCCCTAGGGCATCTTTCCCCCGGAATGGTTATTCCTGCCAATATCTCTACAAAGTCTTCATAGAACAGTATGCCAGTCACTACAACGGGTCCTTGAGCCTTTGGGTACCCCCCAGAAACGATTCTTTCTCCAAGATGGTACTCCTGGGCTAGGCGTAGTGCCTTAAGGCCGTCGGGGGCCTCTAGGAGGCACAGATCCCGTTCTGGATCTCTTCTCAGCACTTTCAACTTTCCAACCCGGAGGCCATCAAATGAGATGGTTTTATATGATTTCTTATGACATACGTGTGAATTAGACAGCACATATCGCTGCCCCTTATAAGAGATGATGCCACCGGTCCCTGTCCCCATCTCGTCCGAGACTTTGACAACGCTACGCGGTAACGCCTTTTTCCGCATTTCAAGGCGGATCACCGGGTAGATGAGGTATAGAATCATGATCATATTTAAAGGGATTAGGGTTAGGGCTAATTTTTTCATTTCTTTTCCTCGTCTGGCAGCTTCCTGATTGCTGCTAATTCATCATCAGAATATGATCTAACATTACAAATCCATGTCCGACAAATTAAGGGATGCTCATCAGTCCCCCAGATGGCACACTTCCCATCTGTGAAGTGCTCGCACTGAGTGTTGTACCCTTCCACGCTGTCACACCCCTCAATATAAGCCTCCATGGGGATCACTTTATATGGCCCAGGCCCCCATTGACAACAGTTCTTTGTGCATTCAGAGCAAGATTTAATAGTCATTCCACATCCGGTTCTGCGCCACTTCCTCTGGCAATGTCACTTATCTTTAAATTATCAATCTCCATAGCTTGAAGATCCAATAACGCCGCCAGGTCTTTCAGAGCCCCGGCATGCAGCACAGCTGAGATCGGGGATTGGTTGATTAGGTCAAGGGCATGCGCAGCACCCTCGCGGACGTCTGCTGCGGCAGCACGTAGCCCAGCATTATAACTCCATGCCATGACGTCAAACGTGGCTCCAAGACTAGACTCTTCTTCTTTCAGCAACTTTTCTTTTAGATCTGCACTGGTCATTTGTTTTCTCCTCTTTAAATACTTTTTCTAAAAACTTAAACATCCTAATTGTAGTATTAAAAACAAATACACATCCTTCTATATCAAGTATGTATCCATTATTTACTTGTTGAATATGATATGAAGTATCAAAATAGCTTTCATCAGGATCAAGTGGACCTTCAATAGTATACGGCATTATTGCTCCTTTTCTTTATGAAATTCGTGGATTATTTGTCTTAGTTCCAGCTCTTTGAAAGCAACTTCATTAGTAACCTTTCCCAACGCTCT